CGTCGCAGCCTTCATCAAGCGATGGAAACCCGACCGAGTCGCCACCGTCGGCGATGAAATTGACCTCCCTCAGCTCTCCCGATGGGAACGTGGCTTGGCAGGGGAATTCGCTGGCACACTCGATCGTGACCGCCGGATTACTCAGGAGGTTCTTTTCGACCTTCGAGTGACCGATATGGTGCGCTCGAATCACACCGACCGGCTCTATAACTCCATCAAGACCAGGCTTCCAGCCTTAGCCGCTTTGCCCGAATTGCAGTTCGAAAATTGGCTAGGGCTTCCGGAGCTAGGCATCAAATTCCACCGCGACCCTATGCCCATCGCTAAGGGCTGGATTGTCCTTCATGGGGATGAGGGTCAGGTATCCCAAAAGGGTGGTCAAACAGCCCTAGGATTGGCTCTAAGGCATGGAAAATCGGTGGTCTGCGGTCATACCCATAGGGCTGGACTTTCGGGGCTCACGATGGCTTCTGGAGGCGTTTTAGGGGGTATTCTCTGGGGCTTTGAGGTTGGAAACCTGATGGATTTCCGTCAGGCTAAGTATCTCAAAGGTGGAGCCGGTAATTGGCAACAAGGCTTTGGGCTGATTTACGAGTCCAGGGGCAAGGTTACGCCGGTGTTCGTGCCGGTCGAAAAGGACGGCTCCTTCATCGTCGAAGGTAAGGTCTATGGTTGATTGGGTCGTGCCGCTTACCCGAACCATCGACGACCATATAGACGACTTTGATGACGCAACCGATTTCGTTATGAAATCGTTATCAACACGCCGGGGTAGCCAGCATCGCTAGGGCATAGCCTTTGCCTAGTCCGAGACTCGGACAGGAAAGGAAACGATGAATCGCAAAGAAAGGCGCACCAAACAGTACATAAGTTTGGTCAAAGAATGTGCGGCGAATAGTCACGCAGTTAGCGACTTGGATCTCAACCCAAAAAAACTGTGCTTGTGTAAGTTGGTTTTGGATTGGCACACAAATAAGAGTTTTTACGAGGAAATGTATTTGGGTACGAAGTCATGACCGCCATTGGCTTTGACCCAATCGCCATTTATTACATCATCGCACTTATAGCTATCCCGGTCTTGGGATTGCTCTACACCGCACTCACCGAAAACTTTTATTGGAAAGGATTCAAGGATGGAAAAAGATTCGCCGACAATGATCGCAGCGCAAGAAGTGCTCGATGACGCAGTTCGGATCCGAGGTGATCGAGGGGCTATCTACGGTCACCCTTACATCAACCATCTACGAATTTCGAAGCTTTGGTCGGCTTACATGGATTTTCCGATTACGCCTGACCAGGTCGCGGTCTGTATGGCATTACTCAAGATCTCTCGACTTGCTGAAACGCCAGGTCATCGAGGACGTGACGGATATGTGGATGGTGTCGCCTATCTCGCACTTGCTGCCGAACTATCGACCACCGACCCAACTGAGTTCGATGCCTATTAGAGCCAATCACGATTCGAAGATTTGGTGCGACATTTGCAAAATACGCTTCGGGAAGGTCGGTGCGGAGTGGCACACTCGTGCCATGACGCCAGCTCGCTGGATCGTCATCAGCGAGACTAAGGAGCGACGTGGACGAACTAAGGCATATTGCCAGCCATGCGCCAATGAATGCCAGGTCGATGGACAGGGCAAGGTCTGGACGTTTCGCGAGCAATTGGATTACGCACTAGGAAGGGAAGAATTAGATGGCATGGAACCTGAACGACTATGAACCGGTGGAGGATCGACTTCGCGCTTGGTGGGAAGGGCATCCGTTGGGTCGCATTGAAACTGAGTTGGTTACATACGAAGGAAATCGCTTTATCGTCGCTGCTTACCTTTATCGAACGGACGCGGATCTCGACTTCTATGCGTCCGGCATGGCAGAGGAAACTGTTACTGATCGAGGCGTCAATTCTACTTCGGCTTTGGAAAACGCAGAAACGTCGGCTATTGGGCGCGCTCTCGCTAATGCTGGATACGCTGCAAAAGGAAAGCGACCAAGCCGAGAGGAAATGGCGAAGGTAGTCCGAGGGGATTCACCGGTAGTCAAACATCCATTCAAGCCAAAGGACGAAGTCAAAGAGGTTCCAAACGAGCCCGAAACCGTCGTCTGGGATGACGTCGAAACGAAGGCGTTTGAAGATACCGGAACCTTTATCGCTGATCTCCAGGCGCAGCTAGGCGCATCGATCGAAGGCTTCAAATGCGCTCATGGCGACATGCTACGCAAAGAAGGAACCTCAAAGGCTGGAAAGCCATATTGCGGATATGTCTGCGGATCACCGCGTAAGGCTGAGCAATGCGAGCCGAAATGGGCGAAGATGGTCGGCGGTAAATGGGTGTTCGAAGGTCGAGCTAATGACTAGCATCGACCGGACAGGCGAACCCAACAAGCAACCGGTGAAGTGTGATTGGTGCGGTATCGATCTGGTGAGTTATGCCGGTTTCAGGGTTCAAATGCATGAAGAAGATCCATTCGACTTCAATTGGGCATGTCAGGAACACTACGAAGCGGCGTGGGCATGAGTAGGAGGCAACGTGGTCGAGAGTCTGAAAAGGTGGTGGCTGATTACCTCGTTAGGCAAGGTTTCCACACCGCTCATGTTACGTCTATGGCGGCTAGTGGCTCTGATGTTCTGGGGATTCCTAACCTGGATATTGAGGTCAAAGCTAGAGCCGGACTACCAATTAGCGAGACTATGGCTCAGCTCAAAAGAAGGCGACGCGAGACAGGTTTAGGCGTGGGCGTGCTTCGCATGAATGGGCAGGGTGAGAAGGCGATCGGCGATTGGGTCGCCATTCTGACTTTCGATGACTTGATCTATTTATTGAAGGCGGCTGGTTATCGATGAAATTTGCCTATGCTGATCCTCCATATTTGGGTTGCGGAAAACGCATTTATGGCAAACATCATCCGGAAGCCGAACTTTGGGATGATCCGATGACTCATATTGAATTGGTGGAACGTCTAATGGATGAATTCCAGGACGGATGGGCAATTAGCCTTTACGAGCCAAGCCTCAAATTCTATTGCAGCATCATTCCCGACGATGCTCGGGTCTGCGCTTGGGCTAAGACCATGCATCAAATTTGGTGGAACGTGACCGTTCAGTATTCGTGGGAGCCCGTCATCCTATATGGCGGTCGCAAAGAAAAGAACCGAAAGCCAATGGTGCGCGATCACTTTGTAGGGGCTAGAACGCGCCAGCGTGGGCTTGAAGGCTCCAAATCAGACGCGTTCAACGATTGGATTTTGGATTTGCTCAATTATCAACTAGGCGATGAGATGGTTGACTTGTTTCCAGGTTCAAACGGCATGGCAAGAGCAATCGAAAGGCGGGTCAATGGAACGCGATAAACGCGTTACGCGTTGCCTCATGTGCGGTAAATGGGTTTATATGCGTGAACTATGCGAGGATTGCTACCCAAAAGACCTTGTGGCGTAAATCACTATCCATATAATGAGATTATTGTGAAAGGTGCGTGCAAGATGCTTGACTTACGCGATACGCTTAGCGTGCCAACCCGCGGGGTCGGAGCCCGAGCGGGGGCACTAGCGATCGGGCGACCTCTATTCATAATCCTTTTGGGATTATTCATAAGCCTTTCAAATAGCGTGCAAAATGCTTATGGTTGGAAAAACCATTCTATGAATCTAAAGCTTTATGCTCATAACCAGATAAAGGATTGGTCGGAGTTCGAGTGTTACGTTGAGTTGATACATCGTGAGAGCACATGGAACTACAAGGCTCGCAATGGTAGTCACTACGGCTTAGGTCAGATGCGATCTACTTGGTATAGGGATCTCACACCTCGTAAGCAAATAAAGGCTCACTTAGACTATTTAGACCATCGCTATGAAGGCTCAGCGTGTAAGGCACTTAGGCACTTGATTCGTAAAGGCTGGCACTAATGGCTAGCTACTTGAAGCGCAATGGATCAACGAGTCAATGGCGCAGGCTACGAAGTCAGATACTCAAGCGTGACGGTTATATCTGCTTTTATTGCGGTGGCGAAGCGACAACGGTGGATCACATAGTTCCCAGGTCGAAGCTCATTGATCAGAACGCAGACACGCCAGATAATTTAGTCGCGGCTTGCGCTCGTTGCAATTATTCAAAGGGGGGTAGGTTTTTTGATAAGCCAGCGACACCATCGACCCCCCTGGGCTCTTTTACCTCTCAAACGGCTACGATCGTCCACTATGGCGAGGAAGCGGGCTCGCAAAACCTAGACGGGGAAGCTTCGTGAGCGATCTGGACTTATCGACAATAAGGGGTGTCACAGAACCGCGAATCCACTCAAAATCCCTAGATTTACCCTCTCGGGGTCAGGAAATGATCGACTTTTGCCGCGAAATCGGCTTCCCGTTGCTTCCGTGGCAGGAATTCGTCGCCATAAACAGCCTCAAGGTCAAAGAAAACGGTCGCTGGGCTTATCCGCTCAATGGGCTTCTGATCGCCAGGCAGTCCGGCAAGACGACTTTCATGATTCTTCGCATCCTCGCCGGAGCGATGCTATTTGAGGACGACCTGCAAATCGGCACGGCTCACACAATCTCGACCGCCCGGGAATCCTTCAAAAGGCTGGTCGATATAGTCGAAAACTCCAAACTTGCCGGCGAAGTGAAGAAAATCCGGTGGGCGAATGGCGAACAAGAAATCCAATTCCTCAACGGAGCCCGGTATATCTACCGAGCGAGCAATAACGCGACCCGAGGTATTTCAAAGCCCGAAGCCATCCACCTCGATGAGCTTCGCGAGTATAAAAACGAAGCAACCTGGGCATCGATCCGCTATACGCTCCAGGCAGCAAGGAATCCGCAGACCTGGATTTACTCGAACGCCGGAGACGCATCCTCGGTGATCCTGAATTCGTTACGCGATCGCGCTCTCGCCTCTCTGAGCGGTTCGGGTGACGATATCGGTTGGTGGGAGTACTCGGCGCATCCGGACACTCCCATCGACGGATCGCTGAAAATGTGGGAAGGCTTAGCGCAGGCAAACCCATCGCTCGGTTACACGATCCATCCCGAGAATCTCAAAATGGCTCTCAACGATCCACCGGACACCATCCGAACCGAAATGCTTTGCCAATGGGTGACGACCTTGAACGGTGCGGTTGACCCTGACCAATGGGAAAGCTGCCGCGATGAGAAGATTGTGCTTGATCCTCAAAAGACCACCTGGCTCGGCATCGATCTCAGCCCTAGCCGTCAGGAAGCCGCTTTGGTTGCAGCACAAAAGCTCGACGGCGACCGATTCGGTGTCGTCCTCTTGCAGACATGGAAAAACGATTTGGCTCTCGATGATAAAGCCCTGGCGAACGACATCGCGCCCTGGGTTCGAAAATATCAGGTCGAGACGCTTGCCTACTCGAAGCAAACCGCATCCGCGATCGCGGTTCGACTCATCCCGGCTGGTATTCCGGTGCATGACGTCGATGGCAACGATTACATGCAAGCGTGCGACGAATGGTCTGGAGCCATCAATAGCGGCAGGTTTCGGCACTCGGGTCAGGAAGAATTCAGTAAGCAGGTTCTCGCGGCGGTGAAATATCAACGTGGGGATAGTTCATGGGTTATCGGTCGTCGGGCATCCAGCGCCACCGTCTGCGCTGCCGTCGCTTCAGCTCTGGTCACGCACTTTGCGACCCGGGTTGACGATGGGATCGATATCGTCGTAGGCTGAACCTGCTTGATCCGCTCCCGGAGTCAGATACTCCAGGAAACGCGACCGCCGGTTTTGGACGCCGGCGGTTTCGTTTATTAGACGG